TGGAGTCTTCATGAATGAGTTCATGGTACGATTTGGCGTTTTTGGAACGTGATTCTTTGATTAATGTATGAATCGTTTCGCGACATTTTTCAATCGCGTTTTTTAGTATTTTATTGTTTGGTTTTTTATGGAAACGTTCCGATAAATGTTTTTTCAATTCCAATAATTCAATGTATTCGGTTTCGACGGTTTTGTCGTCTTCCTCTACGGGTTTATTTTTATCGTCCACATTTTTGTCATTTTTTTTATCGTTGTTTTTGTCCCCATTTTTATCGTTTTTATTATTATCATTTTTTGATGTTTTCCCTGATTTTTTATTATTTTTATCGTTGTCTGATTGTTTCGGTTCAGGTTCCTGCACCTGCTCTGGCATTACGATATGCTGATATTTCTCTTTCATAAACATTTTTTCATCATCGCTCTGATTCCCTGGTTCGTCATCATCATCATCTTCGTCACTGACCCATTCATCGTCATCATATTCATCATCATCGTCATCATCATCTTTTCCAATAGTAAATACAATATTTATTTTTTGACCCTTTTTATTTTTGTCGTCATCATCGTCATCATCGTCATCATCATCGTCGTCGTCATCATCATCTTCATCGTCCGCTTCTTCTTCCTCGTCGGATTCTTCGATTTTGCTACGTTTTTTATTCTGTTTTTTGGTAGAACGAGATGCGTCGGAACGCAAAAAATCTTGTAATTCGCGTTTCGAAAACGGTTTGTCTCGTTTTTCGTCCGCCTTTACTTTTTTTGACATATATTTAGACGGAAACATGTTGGAAAGAGTTTTGCGAAATTTACTTCGGTCAAAATCTTCTTCTTCTCCATCATCTTCTTCTTCCTCATCGTCCTCATCATCTTCTTCCGCCTTTTTATTTTTTTTGGGTGGGCGATAACTGGAATCGGTGGTTTCATCTTCATCGTCTGTTTCAAACTCCGATTCAGATTCTGTTTCTGGGTCAGGCTTTTTTTTAATAAGTCGACGATTTTTGGTTCGGACATTACATTTTGATTTGTCTGATTTCATTGGTGGCATTTTGTATATTTGCAATTATTATTTAAACTCGGACTACGGGCTAAGATATATGTATAGTATTGTTTATGCCGTTTATATAAATAATAAATATAATTATTGTATTAGTAATACTCATTCAAAAACAAATCATTAGTTCAAAAAATTGATTATAAATAATATAAATAGTATACATAATATATTATACAGTAACAATTATTATAATGTCCGCCCAACGTTCGAAAATGAACGAATATAAGAATCCGTCCAAAATCATCGGTGTCCAATTTAGTATTTTGTCCCCTGATGAAATTCGTAAAAATTCGGTGGTGGAAGTAACAACACGTGATACATATATAAACAATAAACCTGTCATCGGAGGATTATTCGACCCACGCATGGGCGTCCTCGAACCCGGTCTCATTTGCCCAACTGATGGTTTAACATACATTGACACGCCCGGTTATTTCGGGCATATCGAATTGGCGCGACCCGTGTTCTTCATTCAACATTTGAAAGAAATCATGAAAATTGCCCGTTGTGTGTGTTTCAAATGTAGTAAATTATTGGTCAATAAAACTCAGCATAAACATATTCATTCGATGACGGCGGAAGCACGATGGGATTATGTTTCTGCTCTTGCAAGTAAAATCAAACGTTGTGGCGACTCGACTGAAGATGGATGTGGATGTCGTCAGCCCGATAAAATCAAGTTGGAAAATATGGCGTCTCTCTATGCAATTTGGGATAATATCGAAACGGAAGATGAAAACGCAACCAAGGAAAGCAAAAAGATAAATATGCGTCTCACTCCTGAAATCGTTCTGAAAATATTCAAACGTATTTCCGATGAAGACGTAGATTTTATGGGATTCAATCCGACTTGGTCGCGACCCGACTGGATGATTTGCCAAGTTTTACCGGTTCCTCCGCCTGCAGTTCGCCCATCGGTCAAACATGATGCACAGCAGCGCAGCGAAGACGATTTGACTCACATTTACAGCAATATTATTAAACACAATACTGATTTGCTTAATAAAATCAAAGAAAACGCGCAGGTCAATGTGATTGAAGGCATGACTACCGTTTTACAGTATTTTGTGGCGATGATTGTCAATAATAAAGTCAAGGGCGCCGTGCCCATGGCTCAGCGTTCAGGTCGTCCGCTCCAATGTATTTCTGGTCGTTTGAATAGTAAAAATGGGCGCATTCGTGGCAATCTGATGGGCAAACGTGTCGATTTTAGTGCCCGTTCCGTGATTACCGGCGACCCAAACTTATCCATTCGGCAACTCGGCGTGCCAATGAAAATCGCCAAGAATTTGACCAAGCCGATTACAGTGAATGACCGGAATCGTGAATTCTTGATGAAACTCATCCAGAATGGGCCCGATGTTCATCCCGGTGCGAAAATTTTGGAACGCAAAAACGGAGAGCCCATTTCGCTTCGATATGTGGACCGGAACTCGATTCGATTGGAAAATGGTGATATTGTTCATCGACATATGATGGATGGTGATGCCGTTTTGTTTAATCGTCAACCATCTCTACATAGAATGTCCATGATGTGTCACATTGTGAAAATCATGAAGATGGGAGATACATTCCGCATGAACGTTGGGGACACCCGGCCGTACAATGCGGATTTCGATGGCGATAGATTTTGTCGTCAACAGGCGACTGCTTGTTAAGTTGTAGATAATACTTAACAAGAAAAACAGTGTAATATCTACTATTTTACGTTCCATTATGCATCGGAATCGTGAAATAATATAATCGTCTAGTCATTAAATTAAACTGATATAGAAATTGCTCGTTATATAAATAAAGTATGTTGTTAAATAAAAATGAATATTACAAAGTAATTGGCGAAGTTTATCGAATTACAAATATAGTAACCAACAAATCGTATATTGGACAAACACGAAGTCACCGGTTAAACCATGAAAAATATAGACCATTTGGATATTTGGGAAGATTTAAAGACCATATTGGAGAAGCAAATTCTAACAAAAAGAATCAATGCCGATATTTAAATGCTTCCATTTTAAAATATGGTTCTGATAATTTCATATGTGAACTCATTCTAACATGTAATGTGGAAGAATTGGATATGTATGAAATCAAAAATATATCAGAAATGAATACCAAATTCCCAAATGGATATAATTTAACGAATGGAGGTCAGGGAGCGGGTTATCTAAAAGGTGAAAAAATAATTTTAGACGAAACCGTTATTCTAGACCCACCAGTTAAAGTTAAAATGAGTTTGAAGAAAAGTGACTATACTAAAAATCTGATTTCTGAACGATTGAAAGAATCGCTGAGCGACCCCAAATATCGCCTGGCGTTAATGACTCGAACACAGAATCAGCATTTAAGTAAAAAGTTTGAAATATTTCGAAATGTTACGATTGACGAAACCGACCTACATCAATATATTCATATTCGTAATAATACGCGTCAAAATGACAAATATATTCGAATTGTTATAGATAAATGTAGAACATGCTTTGTGGGAAAACATGAAACAATAGAACAAACAACAGAACGAGCAATACAATTTATAACAGATTTAATAAAATGGCAACGTGATCAAATTGCGGGAAACCCCTTAGAGCCTTTACTACCACTTGCACTTGGAAACATATGTGAGGAACTCGTTTAATAGACGAACCCAGCGGTAAAAATGTAAAGGATTGGGCAATCCGCAGCCAAGACCCTACACTCGTTATGATAGAGCACTGGGTAAGGTTCAGAGACTAGATGGTGACGGCTTGCAAATGAAGGAATAATCAACCGGATGCAGGACAAGGTATAGTCCGACCCTGATTCGAAAGGTCAGGTGTTTGTGTGTGTTAAATATTACCCGCCTAACATACACACAACAGTAAAACAAACCATGGAAATGAATATGCATATGCCGCAAAATATACAAGCGGAAACAGAATTAAGAAATTTAGCAGCGATACCATATCAAATAATTAGTCCTGCAAACAACTCATCGATTATCGGTATTTATCAAGACTCGCTTCTCGGGTCATATCGATTTTCGCGAAACAACATCACATTTAGTCCAAGAGACGCAATGAATTTATTGATGATGTATTCCAAGGTGGATGTGAAAGCCCTTCGTGAAAAGGGTAATAGTATCACCAATTTCGACGTATTGTCTCAAATCATGCCACCTATGACTATGGTATACAAGACCAAGTTATTCGAGGAAGGCGAAGATTATGCAACATCGAATAATGTATTGGAAATTCGTAACGGGAAATATATTCGCGGACAGATAGAGAAATCTATGTTAGCGAGCACTACCAAGGGAATGATTCATCGCGTTTGTAATGATTTCGGAAACATGGCTTCATCGAATTTCGTCGATGACCTCCAAAACGTTATCACCGAATACATGAAATCGAGTTCATTTAGCGTTGGTATTAGTGATTTAATTGCCGACAAAAAGACCGCGCGAGATATTGTCCAAGTCATTACCAATCAAAAATTGGAAGTCCAAACGGTCATCGACAAGGTACATTTGGGTATTTTCGAAAACACGACGGCTGGTACAAACAATGTGGCGTTCGAGACCAGCGTAAATAATTTATTGAATAAAGCGACGGAACAATCCGGCAAAATCGGCAGAACCAGTTTGAGCAAGAATAATCGTTTCCTCATGATTGTCACATCCGGTTCCAAAGGTTCGTTGATTAACATATCACAGATGATATCGTGTTTGGGTCAGCAAAACGTCGATGGTAAACGAATCCCCTATGGTTTCGACAATCGCACGCTTCCGCATTTCAGCAAGTTCGATGATAGTCCAAACGCGCGTGGATTTATTGAAAATTCGTATATTTCTGGACTTACCGCGCCCGAACTGTTCTTCCACGCAATGGGCGGTCGTATTGGCCTGATTGATACTGCAGTGAAATCGGTCACGTGGGAAACACCTATTATTATTATCGAAAACGACAAACCAAAATATATCGAAATCGGTAAATGGATTGATGTTCAGCTGGACAATTCGCCCGAAAAGGTCCAGCATTTTACGGAACGTCAAATGGAATTAATGAATATCAATGAAGTCTATATTCCGACGACGGATGAAGATGGCGTGGTCACCTGGTCCGAAATTACGGCAATCACTCGACATGACCCCGGCACTGAGCTATATGAAATTAAAACATCTGGTGGTCGAAGTGTCATTGTCACGGAAAGCAAATCGTTGTTAATCTGGAATCCCGAGACCAAAAAACTCAAGGAAATGTTGACCCCCGACATTAAAGTGGGCGATTGTGTTCCAGTTACCGGCGAATTATGTAAACCACCGGTCGTCGTAACCCATATTGATATGATTGATTATTTGCCAAAAACGGAATATATTTACGGCACCGATTTCAATTGTGCAATGAAATTAATGAAAAAGGCTATGGTGAATACAAAGAAAATCCCAGCGGGGTGGTGGGATGATAACAATGGTAGAACGTTTACTCTTCCTTATTCTAAAAAAGCGTCTCTACAACGCGCTTTAGTAAGGTCGAATGTTCAAAATATAAAAGATGAGTGTGTGTATCCTTATCATGCAATTCGCAAAGAATCATACATGCAGGAGAAATTTGAGTTGAACGAAGAAAACGGCATATTCATCGGCTTGTTTCTGGCGGAAGGTCACTCTGATGGTAGTCATGTGACCATCACCAACAATAATGAAAATATAAAAACATTCGTAAAAGATTGGTTTGATGCGCGGTCCATTTGTTATACCGAAAAATCAAAAATAAATAAAATCGGCGGTTTGACCACAACCATCACCGGAAATTCATCCATCTTGTCGAAATTCTTGACGAAATTAGTTGGTCATAAAGCCGAGAATAAACATGTTCCGGTCGAAGCCTATATTGCATCGGAGAGTTTTATACTCGGTCTGTTGAACGGCTATTATTCAGGGGATGGAACGGTGTCTAAAAACTCGATTGATGTCGGCTCTGCATCGAAACGATTGATTGAAGACATATCAATGTTATGTTCCCGATTCGGTATTTTCGGAAAAGTATCCAAATCACAATTAAAATCCAACAATTTAAACACAAAAAATATCAAACCATCATATCGTTTATCTATTCGCGCACAGTGGGGGAAATTATTCTCGGAACATGTCACTTTCTTGGAAGAAAATAAAAATAAGAAAATGAAGGCGATTGTTTGGACCAAATCGCATCGTAATTTCGAAACATACAATAATGTGGTGTTGGATAAAATCGTTGAAATCAAAATAATTGGTGTTGAACGCCATCCCAAAGTATACGATTTAACGATTCCGTCCACCCTTAACTTCGGATTGGCCAACGGTCTTCAGGTGCGAGATACGTCGCAAACCGGTTATATTCAGAGACGATTAATCAAGGGTCTGGAAGATTTGAAGGTAGAATACGATATGACTGTGAGAAATAGTAAGGGCAAAATCGTTCAGTTTAAATATGGCGATGATGGGTTTGACGCGACACGCGTAGAAAATCAAACCATTCCGATTGTAGGCATGAGCGTGGAAGATATATACATGCACTACGATATTATTGGCATGAATGACTACGACGGTGGGCTATTGGAAATTTACAGCAAAGGCACGATTACTCGTTTGAAGAAACAGCGCGATGCAACCAGAGAAAAATGTAAATTTTATATCGATAAAATGATTGCCGCTCGTGAACAAGTTATCAATAATATTTTCAAAAATAAAGACGATAATACTGTTCGCATGCCAGTAGCGTTCCAGAATATCATTGCAAATATTCAAGGACAATTAAATTTGAACGCGAATTCGACCGTCGATATTACGCCGCTCGAAGCGTTCGAGTTAATTGAACAGCAATTTGTCATAATTAACTCCATGCACTATGCAACGACCACGCCATTGTTCGAAGTCATGTATTATTATTATTTGTCACCCCGCGATTTGTTGACCAACAAACGATTCCACCGCAAAGCATTAGTGCTGTTGCTTGAGACAATTACACTACGATATAAACACGCATTGGTTCATCCAGGGGAGATGGTCGGAGTTATCGCGGGACAATCAATTGGTGAACCCACTACGCAATTGACGTTGAATTCGGTCATCTACGAAACACCCATTTTGGTGCGTGATTCGAAGGGATATATTACCAAAGTGTCTATTGGCGATTTCACCGAACAAGGAATCAAAACCTCCTCCAAAATCGATTACACGAAAGACAAGGACACGACATATGCCGAGTTGAGCGATTTCTACGAAGTACCCGGTTCCAATGAAGCAGGCGAAACGGTTTGGCGTCGCATTGAAGCAGTGACCCGTCATCCAGTAATCAATTTGGACGGAACGAATACGATGTTGAAGGTGACTACAAAAGGTAACCGTGAAGTCGTCGCGACCAAGGCAAAATCATTCTTACAATTGGTCGATGGAAAAATTGTAGGGGTGAATGGTGCAGATTTGAAAGTGGGCGATTATTTACCAGTGAGCAAGAAACCATTGGAATTTACCGAGACCAAGACTCTCGATTTACGCGACATCTTGCCGCCCAGTGAATATTTGTACGGCAGTGAATTGGAAAAGGCGAAAGCGGTGATTGATGAATATCAATGGTGGTCAAAACATGCCAATAAAACATTCACTTTACCCCATGGTAGAAGCGATTCCGTCGTAGTGCTGCTTAGCGATAAACTTCGCGGCGGAAAAACCAAAACCAGCGCGAATATCAAGCCCCATTGTGTATACATGAAACTCACCAATAATTGTAATTATGAAATTCCCGAAAATATCGAGATGGATTATGATTTCGGATATTTGGTGGGCGCGTATTGTGCGGAGGGATGTATGACCAAACATCAGATTTCCATCTCAAACA